AAGATCATATTCAGGAAACAGATCACATCAAGATTATTGAACACAGATTAATTAGTAATCATCTTGAGCTTAATGAATTTTATAAAGAAGCCCTTGAAGCTGGTGAAGAGGGGTTAGTTGTCTATACTAATGATCACAAATACAGAGATGCCAGAAGTTGGGATTGGACAAGGCTTGTTCCTATAAAATCTGCTGATTGCAAGGTTGTTGGATTTGAAGAAGGCAAAGGCAAATTTGCTGATAGCCTTGGGAAGTTGATTGTTGACTTTGATGGGCATGAAGTTAAAGTTGGAACTGGCTTTAATGAGAAGCCATGGGGTGAGCTGACTTTGCCTCAGAGAAGAAATGCTGTTAAAAATGGCAAAGGCACAAGTCCAGCAGAATATGAAGACAGAAGAAGGGGATATATGTGGGCAAATCAAGGTCTATATTTAGGCAGAATTGCTCATTGTGAATATAAGGAAAAAACCAAAGCTGGATCTATGAGGCAACCTAGATTCAAGTGTTGGAGATTTGATAAAGAGGAGGCAAGTTTTGAGTAAATTGACTGCTGTATTGAGTAGATTATCTGCCATTGAGTTTGATAATCTACTCAGACCAAAAAAACCAAAGATGAGAAAGGCCATTAAGAAGGTTGTATTTGATGGTCTTACTTATGAAGAAGCTGGCAATGATTGTGGTGTTACCAAGCAAGCTATTTATGAACAATTGAAAGGTATGGAGGAGGCAATTGAGTAAAGTAAAAATAGGAATTGATCCAGGGTTGTCTGGTGCTATTGCAGTTGTTTGTGATGATTATATTGGGCTGCATGATATGCCGCTGATGGCGTGCCCTTGGTCACCAAAGAAGAAAATGGTTGATGGGTTGAAGTTGATGGATATATTGAGGACACAATTGGGTGCCAAAGTCACCATTGAAATTGTTCACTCAATGCCAAAGCAAGGTGTAGCAAGCACATTCACATTTGGGCAATCTTTTGGAGTAGTGGTTGGAATTGTCCAAGCAATGGGGTTTAAACTCAACATGGTGACACCACAAAAGTGGAAAGGAAAGTGTGGATTGATTGGTATGGACAAGGATGCTTCAAGGCAAATGGCCTTGAGAATGTATCCTGATATGGCTGAACAACTAAAATTTAAAAAGCATCATGACAGAGCAGATGCATTATTCATAGCGGTGAGCTAAATGTCTTGTGAAACTATTTGTCCAAGTTGTGGAACCCCATTAAAGAGTGGTTGGTGCAGAAAGTGTGGGTATAAAAGTTGATGATTATAAGGCTCCCAACTGGGAGCCTTATTTGATTATTTATTCTGTTGGTGCATCCACAATGGTTACATTCCAAGATGGGTCAATATCATAGATAATTCCAGTCAATGGGCTGGTTACTTTGCAACCACCCAGAGCTATTGCCAATACAACCAATACAAATATCTTTTTCATAATCTCTCCTATGGTGCAATATGCACTTTCTTTTTATTCCTAGGGTCAGCTGCAGCATCAGCGAGTTTATCAACTGCTCTGTGCCACACACCTGCCCTCCATTCCCACATACCATCTTTTACACATACAAACTCAAGAATATCATCTGCAATTTCTTTTACCTCTGGGGGTAGTAATTCCAGACGGATCAATTTATACAAAGCATCATGGACAGCCCCACCCCGCATAGAGGATAGAGTATCAATAGTGGGGCCACTGGCACCATCCCACGCAAAACCCTTTAGAAGCATTAAATGCCCATCAGAAAGGGTTATAAAATCACAAGATAGTTTGCCGTATTTCTGCAATGCTGGGATGAAACAAACCATGTTCTCAGTGAGTTGGTACTTAAACCCTTTCTGATATTCCATGGGCTCAAACATCGTTATTATGTTAGACATCAATATACCTCGCTGATTGTTAAGTGGTGGCCCCCACTGCGTAAAATAGTACGGAATTTATCAAATGTTTTACCACTATTTAGAATAGCCCTGTTACCTTGCAATTTACCCAAAGACTCACCCAACAAAACACAACCTGCGGTATTGTTCACAACATTCCCAGGGTGAAAAAGGACATATGACCTGTCAGGGACATTTGTTATTTCAAAAGCATCTGGGTAGTTTTGGGAAGAGTATGGCTTTACTGTGTACTGTTGAGCAGGGATGCTTGATTTGTTGGCACGGTTTTCAAGGTCAGGAGGCTCAAGGGTAAAACAAAACACTTCTTTGTTTATTTTTAGAATGCCAATTGTGCCTTGGGCAGTTTCTTCGAGTCGGATCAATTCTAATATTTTCACGATGACACCTTGAAGAAATGGACAACAGCATACCACAGGGCACCTAGAAGGGCAACCACTAGCCCGTTGGAGACAGTTGTAACCACAACACCCTTGGCTTTGCTGCCTGTTCGTCTAACATCTGACATAAAATTATGGTTTGCTTCCCATTCTGGTTTTGATGCTTGGCAAATTTCCATTTGTTGGTGGTGTTGGTAGTGCTTTTCGGCTTCTACATAGAAAGCTGTATGGTGCTCCTCAAGAGCTTCCTTGAATGCATCTTTGATTTCATCTTTGTTCATTTACAATCCCCAATTTATTACATCATAGTCATACATTGGATACAAAGACCAGTGTATGTGCGTGTCATGTCGGTAGTGCATAGGGCTGTCTGGTTTTACATGCTCCACAAACAATTCACCCCTTGTGGTGCCATGGTGTTGCAGAATAAGAGGGTGCATGTATTCAAATATCCTCACGTCAATCCACGCCTTGCTTTTCGGGAAAGCTGAATAAATATTCTCCCAAAATGCAAAATTCCTTTCCCAGTCAAACAGGCTCAAATCTAACTCAGCAGTGAGTGATCTCCCCCCAATCCATATTGGCATAACCTCCAACACCTCTTGCCCAAGATATTGTGTGGCATTAGTGCTGCCAAGGGTTAAATAATCAAAGTCAATACCACACAGACCTTGATGGCTCGCACCAGGGTGTCCAGTGCATGGCAAGCCATCATTTGGAGTGCAATCACCTATGTTCACACACCTTGCCATCCTGTCAGGGAAAACAGCATGGATGCTGAGCATTATAATCTTTAATGCATCAATCGTTGACCTGTGTAGATACTTACAGCAATCTTGCCCATTATACAGATAGCACGAGCTGCTGCCCCAAGTTGCAGCAAGTTTAATAAACTTGGGGCTTATTACTTTCCCAATGCAGGGTCAATATTCTCATAGAGTGGAAGGATGCACATCACACCATTTTTCCAAAGAAAAGGAGATACATATAGATCATCAACTCCAACCAATTCAACAGCAATTATACCATCCTGAATGCCTCTCTCCAGAAAATTCCAGTCGAACACCTTGTGCTGTCTCGCAGGCACAGTGTGCTCCTCACTCTCAATGGCAAAACTACCATTGGAACGACGTGTGCTGATTAAAATTATTTGGTCTGCATCACTATCATTATAAACATCAATGGCTGATTGATAGTTACCCGCAGGTTCACCACTTACCATGTATGGAATTAATATTCTTTTCATGTGATTTCTCTGTAAACTTTGAAGGAATTGTCACCAACAATATGACCCTGAAGTTCAACCCCATCCTGCAGAACAGACAAGTCCTTTTCATCAATACTAACAATTGCTGCTGCGCCTGTTGTTTTGTAAGAAAAAGCTGCCATACCAGAATTATCAAAATTAATCTTAACAATGTCATACACCATGCCATCACTGTTCCGCATTGCCACGCGCCATGGCTTACCATTGATTAGTTCAAAGATAGGGGAAGCAGGATCAGCACCAGTCCTAGCGGTAATCACAACATCAACAGACATAGCCCCATCATTGACAATGCCAATAGGCTCCATGCTATCACCACCAGATAATTCAATGTGATAATAAACATTAACACAGGGTTCTTGGCAAAGTGGCAATTCAAGCTCACCAGAATAATCTGCAACAATATTGTTGTCTTTGACATTTGTATTTGTGAACAGCTCCCTGTCATCTGGGTAAATAACAAGATTTGTTCCATCTTCTTTTTCAATTGGGAAAATAACTTTTTTCATTTTTATACCTCTGGAAGTCCATAATAATCTGCAATATCTTTTAGCCATTGATCAAACTCAGCACGGTTATAAACACCATGAGTTTCAAATTGACTACTTGATGCACCACCAATGCTTATTTGGCTCTCAACCTCATTTGCCACCAGCACAACATAGCCATCAAACATCAACAGAGGCCACGCCCCCACATCTCCATTTTGCCCCACAATAGAGAATTTATGAGTTAACTGTATTCGTTTTTTGGCACCATTGCGCCAAATAGTAAACTGAGAGGACACAACCTCAGCACCAGGGCTTCCTATGGCTGTCATGGCAATGGTCTCATCAGATGTAATATATGATGCAGCATACGTTGGGGGTGACCCCTCATATATCTCTGTGCCTGTTTTTTGAGAGAAAATACCCTCACTGATGATGGCTGCTGTTGTTGCATTTAAAACAACTTTTCTTTGGGGGCTGCTGTTGTAATAAAATTCAATCTCATTTGCACCTCCATGCCGTATAAATACACCAGGGAAATTACTTGCAGAGTGGGCAGTTGCAACAGTAAAGCTCCCAAGATCAGTGACAACCCCTGTTGAGTAGTTAACACTGCCAAGATGGAAAATTGTCGTAGACTCAGATGCTATAACAAACATTGTGTCTTCAGCACTATTAAAAATAGGTGGCACAACAAATTCAGTTGCTGAAGCATCCACATCAGATGGGGCAATTGTCCAATCAATAACATTTGATGAATCATATTTTACTAAAGCAAAGCCTGTTATACTAAGCCCAAAGTAGTCATTTGTGGGGGCAGGTAAACGGTTTTCTGTCCTGTCCCACTGTGCTGCATCTGGCAATGGAAATTCTTTCATATCTGCATCAAATTTTATTTGTTCAAATTCATCAGTTGTGCCATTGTACACTGCATAAGCAAATGCCCCTGTTTTGAAAGAGGCTCTACTTCCTGTTTCTGTGACAATTGGTCTTACTCCAAGGCCAACTACATTTACAGTTACATCACTTGCCCCTGTAGTATTGTTAGTTGGCTTAAAGAGTATCTCCATACCTTCAAAATAATCAAAAGGAGACTCAAAGGAGCCAGCTTTTGCCAATACATATGCATCTGCTGCACCAGAGTCTGTATATTTTGCTCCACCTCCACTGCCATATGCTGCCATTGCTTTTGCAAGCTGAGTTAATATTTCTCCTGCTCCTCCTGCTGGGGCTAGTGTTTGCCCTGTTGTTGACACTGCTGCTTCTAATTCTTTTGCTATTGAATTAAACTCACCAGCTCCGTACTTTGTAACAGTTATTGAATCAACTGCCCCATTGATATTTCCCTTTTCTTGATAGTCTCTCATAGTCCCTCAATAGTCAGAGTTTTATGCCATTTCAGAAGGGCTTAAAACTCTATTGTATATGTGTAAACCTTTTAAATGGTGATAACTATCTCCACTTGATAAAATTACCCAGTCACCTCTTGCTGCAGATGTTGTTGCAGATGCATCTTCTGCCACATTTACTCCATCATGATACATGATTAATGTTGTATTGTCAGGGTCATAAGTTACACCCATCCTAAAGTTACCACTTTTTGATACCTTTGCTGTTTCAGATCCTACATCCATATAAGCAAATGTTTCACCATCATTGGCAACAGTTGAGCTGTCAAGTAATTGCAAATCACCACTATCAAAAAGCTTAGAGTTGGCTGAGTTTGTCCCAATAATATCTACATCAAATACAACTGACTTTGCAAATAGTGGGCCAGGAGAGTTTCCTACATATTGAATTTCAAACAAATCAGCATTTCTTGTGGTAGCTGTTGAACTTATTATATCAGCAGCCCTTGTTACTGCAGTTGTGGTTGTAGGAATGTGTGAAGTTACACCAGCAGACTCTTCTAGCTGTGCACCCCACACATATAAGCCAGACGACCCATCCCCTGTATAATACGAAGTGGTGCCATTGTGTAAAACAATAACAATGTATGAATTTGTAGCTGTGGCAGTAGCAGTAACTGAACAGCGATACCATCCGTTGTTTATTTCCTGTATATGACCAACTCCACCAAGAGTGTTATGGATAATTCCAAGATCTAGGTCAAAAACAACCCGCCCAAAATTCCCATCCGTACTATTGTATAACTGTATATCCACATACTCTACTTCTTCTTTTTTTACAAAAATGGAGCCTGTCAACATGCCTACAACTCCAGCAGCTTGAGACACTTAGTGCACCGATAGCCCTGTATTTTCTACCAGCTTATCCGCAGCATTGCTGGAATCAGGAGCAGTAGTGACATTCGTGGATATGGTTGCATTTAGCTTCGCCCATTGGCTGAAGTTAAATGAGTCAGAGGCAATAAGTAGGTTTGTTGAAGCATCCTCAAAAAGTTGTGTGCTTTGCGCAGCAAGGTTATTCGGGTTGTATGCAATCCGCTCTGTGTTTATAGCAGCTATCTGTAAAACACCTGAACTATCATAATAGGTTGCCGTTGATGCTCTACTTACAAAAGCATCTGTTGAAGGCATATATGAAGAAGCAAAAGCTAGTGCTTCTTCTTGCCCAAAAGATGTATAAAACACAAAGCCTAGAGGAGATGCACTGCCATCTGCTGTTATGTTAAAATCTACAGATGCACCTAATAAGGTGACAATTGCTGGCGACTCAACACGCACCCATTGATCAAATTCAGTCTTTGTGTCTGTTGAGCCTGCATCAACATTAGTGAAACCAGCATCATTATACCCAGCAATGAAGCCAAAGTCAGAGATGCCCTGTCCACTAGGCACATATATATAGATTGAGGGTGTTCTATTGCCAACAGCATAGCTGCCAGAAACACGAGCAAAAAGGACTTGTGTGCCAGTTAAATTTATATGCTTTGTCACATGTGGATAATTCCCACTTGGAGATGGGATATCAAATGATCTGGCGCTATTCCAGAATCCTCCAATGCCTGGGTTCCACACAGCATTGTATTGATCACCTGAGTAAGTCAAGGTGTTAGTATTTGACCCCTCAAGCAGCAGCCCTTCATCTTCGAATCTCGGTGCATCGGGGTCTGCTACGACAAGTAGACCATCGACAAAGTACGTTGCTATAGATCCTCTCTTGAAAATTATAGGAGTAATGCCAATAACCACATTAAGATTGCTGATCAAAGGCATATAGCATGTTGTGCTGGCTTCAATGTATATAACTGGGACAGCATTTGATCGTAAAATTTTGCGAAGAAGACACAAAACCTTCACCCTGTCAACTGTGCTTTCTTCTGGGATTATAACAAACAATAAAAATTTTGACCCTATTATTCCACCAAACTGAAATTCAAAAGTGTATTCAAAATCTTCAAGATAATCTTCTCCAGGAATCAATATAATCCCTTCATCTGGGAATATATCATCTACAAGCTCTTGAAACTCACTTAGTGTGACAAAAGGCTTTTTTCTTAATCTTATTATTACATCTGATCTTCTTTGCTCTATGCTATCAGCAATGCCAAGGCACTCATCAGGAAGCCCAACTGACTCTTCCCAATCAGTTAAAAGGTCAACAGTGTTTCTGATATATGCTTCTTCTGAAAGAATTTCTACAGTCTGCTGGTTCTTGTTATGGGCAGGAGCCAAGCTATTAATCAACTTTCTTGTATTAGAATCTTGATTATTTTTGTTGCCCCATGCCCTGCCATCAGGTAAGGAATTGGACATTTGCTGGGATGTGTCTTTAGGTGCTTTGAATATGCTCATTATGCGAATGTCACATTGCCAAGTGATGCAATCTCACCATCACTGACTATGATATCTCCTGTTGGGGTTGATAATGAAAATGAAGTCAAAAATTCACCAGTTACAAGATCTTGAGTATTTTGAATAGATCCTAGATAGCTTGCTTCAGTTATTGATTCTTCAAAGTCTGCAGAGTCCTCAAAAAAAGCACTTAGTTGTGCTTCAACAGCACTCCTCATTGTTGTTGTATCAGGAGACAGAGAAGTAAAACCAAAGTCAGTTGGGACAAGAGTAGGAGCATTGACAAAGACATCACTCTCAGCAGTATGGGCTGGCATAGCCCCTTCTTCTATCACAGCAGCCTTTGTAAGGGCTATGATTGGGGTTGTTGGAGTTATTGGAGTATCATCATCTCTCAAAAAGAATACAGAAGTTTGACCAGGAATAGGGTCAAGATACCCTCCAGAGCCAGATGTTGTAGGGATTTTAACAAATGCTCTTGTATTCCCAGCAATAGATAAAGCAGCTAATTTTACTTGGTCAGAAGTAAATACACCGCTAATGATTGATCTTGATAGGATGATTCTCGCTCTGTAGTCATTGTTTGATTCAATCCCAGCGCCACCAGCTATTCCGCTGAACTGTACTAGCCCAGAATCATCTGCGCCTGTTATTAATGGGTCTATTGCTACTGAAGCCCCTGAGTCAAGATTTGCTTGTATCCCTGTTTCAATAGACACAACTGGCACATCTGCTATATCAGCACCATACACAGGTGACCCAGTTGCTGGAGTTGTAGGGGTTGTTGATATCTCATATGTAAAACTGTCTCTTGCCCCTACAGATGCAGTAAAAGTGCCATTGTATTCTGGCTCTGTCACACCTGAAATAGTAACATCAATTCCAGTAGCAAGAGCATGGTCAGTAGCAAGCTCAGCAGTAACTGTTGAACCACTTCTAGTTAAAGTAACAATTGCCTGGCTAACTGCATTTATAGTTGCAGCAGAAGAGGATACATAATTTATTCCATTACTCCCCCTCATAGTGGAGCCACTAGGAATAACAGTTGTTGCAACCCCTCCTAGGGTGATCCTACCACTGGCGGTGGAGTCGGACTTCCTTGGCAAATCTTCGTAGTCACCCCACCTATCGAGGTATTCATCAGTAGCAGTTTGAGGGAACATTTGCTTTTCAAGATCTCTTATTAGGTAAGAGATCTCTTGAGCAAGTGCTGCATTCCCATCACCAAAAGCCCTTGCCCAACTGCCAAATACAGTAGGGTCTACATTTGGCAGTTGGTTCCTGAACTCTGCTCTAATTAGATTTGCTAAATCACTAAACTGTGGGTAATTGAGAGGCATCTGTATTTCTCCATATTGCTATGTATCTGTCGATTGTATTGTCAGTGTTAAAGAATGTTAATGCAATTTCTATTTTCCTGAAATTCTCTGTTATAACTTCCACTGATATGTTCAGCACCAGCCCATCATCGATGAGCCACTGGTGAGATTCTTTTGCTGCAATCCTCGCTTGGTTTATTACTGCCTGTGTGATTCTAGCTTGATCTAGCACCCATAATGTAGAGCCTAATTGCCTGTCAATATCTACATATAGAATATTGCCCACCCAGCCTCTACGCTTACTTGCATCATGGACAGTCTGTGGTTCAACTCTAGCATCAGTGAATAGGCTCAATGGAATTGCAGACTCAAAGCCTCCAGCAGATTTAAAGTCTGAACCTTCTATCTCAATGTCATACATGCCAACTTCGTCAGGCTTAATTAATACATCTTGTTGCATTATGATGGCCCCAATGTTGAGCTTGAACCTGGTTCAATGCCACCATGTGTGTGGTCATCGCCTATGTTCACTCCATTGTGTTTGAGTGTGTCTGATATTATATTTACATTAGTTGCAGTTATTTGTGCATCACCATCAATATTGGCAATTACATCAGTTGATACCTTTATGTTGAGAGTGCCATTTTCATCAAAGAAAATATAGTCACCAGTAATGTAATTGCCTATGGCAATTTCACCTGTTTTAAGATCTCTTAATGTTCTATTGTTGGGATCATCCGCCATAGCTAATAAGTTTGATTCCTGTCCTTGCTGTGCTAAAACAACAGCCATAGAATCTGTTGGTGGGTTGCTCATTATTCCATAAGGGGTTATGAGCTGTGCTTTCTGATCAGGACGACCTAATGCAGACACCATGCAAAATCTCAAATTGCCAGTGTCATCTACACTTATAAGCCTAGCAACTTTGATCATGTTTTTTATGAAACAGATTATTTTATACACTCAAGTCTTCTCCAAAAGATGATTTGCGAGAATAGCCTCTAGTAACAGCCCCAACAACATTATATGCATCTGGAGATGCACATAAAATACTTGTTGTGCTGCCACCTTGGATTGATGAAAACATTTCAACTGCTCGTATCAGGAGTTGACCTCTGACATTTGCATATTCATCATCAACATTTACAAGTTGCCCAAAGTCCCATAGTGCACCAGAACTCTGAGCATACCCTGCTACTTTTGCTGTGTACTCCCCTGTTCTTGAAGTGCCATCTACAGAATAGTCAGCAGATGCATTATTCCCAAAGTTATCAGCAGAAGTGCAGACCACTTTGTTATATCTTCCTTGGCTAGAAAATCTTGAAGATGAAGACTTAACATTGTTTGTTTGGTTATTTACTTTTCTTATAAGGCTAGTGCTTGATGTTGATTCCCCTGGACTAAATATAACAAGAGAATTATCACCATCAGAGACTAAATACACTTGGCGTTTTCTTGAGAAGCTAACAAGAAAGTCCATTGCATTTCCACCGCTACTTGCTGCTTGTAAATCTTTATCTGTAAACTCATCTGGATCAATATCATCTATAACTGCAATATTTGCTTTGAGCCCTGCTATGACCTTTTGCATCATGCTCTTGAGAGTTATTGGGCCTTCAATAACCTTGGCACTATTTGGAACACTAGAATCAATTATGTCAGCAGTTGTGTCTCTTCCAATAACTGTTACTGTGTGTTGGTCACTATCACTTATTGTTGAAACACCATCAACATATCCTGTAAGCTTTAATATTCCATTTATTTTAATGCCAACAAGATCACCCTCTTTGACAGGGTAAGGCTGACCAGGGACTGTGCTTGAATTTGTGAATTTGAATGACCCGCAATTGTCATCAATTGACCGCCTTAATGTTGCTGTCTCCCATATTATAAATGGTTGACCATTAACAAATATGCTAAAACTCATGCTTGTAGCACCTCTATATCACCAATCAAGCGGTCAGCAGGCAATGTTGGGTTAAGCCCTCTTAGCTCAATTGTCCTGTTCTTTAGATCACCTTCATTGGAAAGATCTTCTGCATATAGATTGTATGCCAGCTCATAAGATCCTATGCTGGTCAACTGCTCTATTTCAGTAAGGCTGTATGCTTGCTGTTCTTTCTGATCAAGGACAGAAAGTGCTGTTGTTCTCAAATCATCAATAGCTGACCTAACATCCTTATCAGATTGGACTATATCTTTGTTTGAGGTATCAACTCTCATAAGCCTTTTATAATTTGACTCAACCACTGATCTGGCTTTTTTAATGCTGTCTGAGGTTAGATATTTTATCACTGAAACTTGCTCAAATGCAGTAATCAAAGCACAGACTCTTGTTGCATTTATCATGTTGAGTCTGTTTGTATTTCTCTTGACTCTTCCAGCAGTAGTTGCTGGCCACACAGGTATTGATGTTTCAACCTGTGATAAAGTAGTTGATGAATCAACTGGCACATCTGCTCTTTTGATATCCGAAAGAACAAGTGATAATTTTGACCCAGCAGTTGTCTGCTTTATACTCTGATCAAACCCACTTGTTACATCAGCTGCAGTATTGCTTATTGCATCTGTTACACTACTGCTTCCATCATCCAGATAAGTGCTGATTATTTGCCAAAGACCATTGTCAACAGCTCTTGCAACAAGAGTTTCAGCAAGCAAACCGCCATCTCTTACAATAGAGCTGACATTGTTTATTATTGAATTGACTTCTTTTTCAAGTTCTGTCTGAGTTACTACTGCTGTTTTGAAATCATCATAAATAGAGCTGACAGACTCAAGAAGGTCAAATTCAGCAACAGCTACACTAGAAGGATCAGTTGGTGGCACCCATGAATCTTGCAATTGCTCCTTCACTGCTTCTCTTGCTACATCACCTTTTGCAAAGACAGTTTCTTGGGTAGGTCTATCTGTGCTTGGGGCAGATTGTGATCTACCTTGGGCAAATTCCAAGTTGAATTCTATTTCACCTACAGTTTTTTGAGATGCTTTCTTTGTATATGGAAGGGCATAAACTCTGAGGCTACCAAGCACTGGCATATCAAGTGTACCAGCTCCACTTGAATTTAATACTGCTTCAAGGGTGCTCGCATCATCCTGATAATTTTCCCCATGGACAAAAGCCTTCAGCCTAAATCTTGGGGATAGTCTGCCAATATCTTCAACAAATCTATCAGAGCTGTTTGGGTACTCATGCAGAATTATGCGCCTACCTGCTTCAGTGAGAATTTCATCTCTAACAGAGAATGTAACACCCTTAAATCTTGCAGTTAATAACTCATCTACTCTACTAATAGTCATTAGTTTACCTTAGTATGCAAAAGCTACATTAGAACCAGTGTTGAGATTTATGTTGGCATCCTCAACAACTGCACCATCCCTTCCCCTAACTCCAATTTCACCAGAAACTCTTACATCATTATTTGTCCTTGCCATTGACTGTGTTACTTTTTCTACAGCAACATCTTTTCCAAGGTTTTTAGTATCAATTGGCACATCTTTTTCATAGACTGTTTTTGCATTGTTTAATACACCTAAGAAATTCTGCTCATTGTTATTTATTACATTGGTGATATTTGAAACACTTTTATCAACCATCTGGGGCATATTGCTATTTGTGGCAAGTGGCTTTACAGCTGGAGAGTTTGCAACTTTACTATAGTTTGCAAAGCTTTTGCTCATTGCATCTGATGTTTTGAGATCTGGGCCAGGCATCAGAGGCATTGCAGGCATCAACTTTTTGGTTTTATCCACAACCTTGTGGGTTACATCATACCCTAGCTCACCCTTTAAAACATCCCAAGCAGCACCAATCCCCTCACCCATTGATAGGGCAGCTGTTGCCTTTGCAAGACCTATTATGAGATTGAAAAACCCCTTTATTATTGCTGCAAGTCCGTTGATTACAGCTGCAAATATCTCCCCCCAAGCTTCCAAAGATTTACTGCTATTATCAAATTCAACACCAAAACTCTTAAAAAGAAACATTACTATTGTCTTGCCAGCTTTCAGCAATGGCTTAAATGCTGAGGCTAAATTTAATATTGATTGTCTAAAAGCTGTTGATTTTGAATATATTCTTGCAAATACAAAACCAAGCCATGCAACAACTGCAATTACTGCAAGTACAGGCAGAGAGATGGCTCCAAATGCTCCTGCTATTCCTGCAAATACAGGAAGGGCTGCAGCAGCCATTGAAGTGATGACCCCAATAGCAACCACAGCGGCAGTTATTGCTATTGTTACAATTGAAAGAATAACACCAAATTGAACAAGTTTAGGATTGTTCTTCACAAATACAAGGATTGATTTACTTAGTTTCAGAATCTTATCTGAGTATTTGTCAAATAGTTTTATGAAGCCCGTACCTATAGACCTAGAAACCGCTTTAAAAATTTCTACAACTCGTTTACCAGCAGTACTAGACCGCTTCATGTAAACTTCCCACTCTTTGTTCATTGATTCAAGTGCTTCATGTGATGATGAAAGCTCGAATGCCTTATCAAGCAGATCTATTTTGGAAACAGCTGATATAACAAACTTGCCTGCTTCTTGGCCAAACACCTTAAAGATCTTTGTGGCACGCTCAACATCTTCAAGCTTTGATAGATCCTTGAGCATTTTAAGTGCTGCTTTTTTTGGGTCATCAAGCATTTTCTGCATCATGCCTGGCATCTTCATCATTCTTGACATCATCATGTTGATGCCAGATGCAGCAAGCTCAGGTGAAACTGTTATTTGATCACCGAATGCTGCCCAACCAGCAATTACATCAGTGGGCACATTTAAGGTTTTCATTGTTCCAGATGTACGCTTAACAATCTCAATAATGTGTGCACCATTAGCACTTACATTATCAGCAAGAAAGTTAATCTGACTCATAAAGTCTTCTGTTGCCTTCATAGACAGAGTCAAATTATCCCGAATCTTTCCAATGTCTTCTGCAGCAGCTCCTTCAAGCATGTCAAAGGCATTGGCTGTTTTCATTACAGTGGATAGGAAAGCATCCATCTGATCATTGGCAATACCAAGCTTACCACCTTGGTATACAATGTCTGCTAGCCCTAGTGCTGACTTGCCAGAGGCAACACTCACTGCTACTATTTTTGCACGCATCTTTCCTAGTGCAGCACCAGTTAGACCTGTAGACCTTTGAACATCAGCCATCTTATCATCAAGTGCAGATGCAGCCTTGACAAATGCCCACAAAGCAGCAGTTGCAGCAGCAGTGCCAATAACTGAGCCAAAATTTGCCATCGCATCTCCAGCAGACTTCAGCCTTTTGCTCATAGCATTTATCTTTACTTTTGCTCTTTGAGAAGCAGCAGCAAATCTATCTGTCTGACGAGAAATTTTGGCTAGTGGTCCAGAGTACTTATCAATTATGTTGTATAGATACTCAACTGAAAATGCGATGGCATCACCTATTTTTTGTTTGCTTCACGGTTGATTTTTTCTAGTTCATCAATAGCAACACTGCACTCCCAAAGGCACATGTCAAGTGCTGATTGGTAGCTTATACCGCCTGTACTTGCAACGCAGACTCTGGTTGCTGTTCTTGGGTATTCTTCCCTGCCCCTTCCAAGGGCATACCGAAAAAAGAGCACCATTTTACCGCCATGTTGAATGCATCATCTGGGTGCATCTCTGACCATAACCCAGGAGTCATAACTTGGATGCCATCAACAACACAGACAGATCGCCTTAGAGTTTTACAAGCCATCTTTTGGAAGATGGAAAGGAACTCTGAAGCATCAACAGTCTCAGCAGAAAGCAGAGCCATGTGGAGCACTTCTTCAATCCCTGCAGCTTCATCTTCAATAGTTTGAGCTTCATCTTTAAATGCCTTTACAGCTTCACCAGCAACAACTTGGAGGTCATCCTCATCAATGGCATCTCTAAGGTGCTTGCTATTTTTAGCAATCTCCATTTGAGCACGACCAATCATCTGCTTGAGTTTGGTGTATTCTTTGACATGCTCCATTCCAGGCTCACGCAACTCAACAAAAGTAGAGTCAGTTGTTTTACCTTTAATGGTGAATGGAATTGATCGTTCTAGCTTGTACTGTGCTGTACCTTCATAAATAGACATAATAACTTACCTTGGCTGAGATTAAAAATTCCCATCACCTCCTCCCAGCCAGGGTGGAGGATCAGGGAAAGGATATTAAGAACGACTCATTTGATCGCCTTCAAACTCGATGCTTACTGTGCCATCTGCACTGGCTTCTCGTTCTACCATATTGACAAGAGACATGCTGTCCCATGATAGAGTTACAGAAGTTCCATCAGTGTTGCGTTGAAGTGCTTTAATTGAGTTTGATCCAATTTTCTCTTTTAGATCTGCAATAAATGCATCTGTATCTGTTTTGAGATACACATCAAAGCTACACTTGCCAATAGTTCCTTCAGCATCTACTGAATGGACAGACTCATTAAGTCCACCACCAGCTGATGCAGAACGAACATTGATTTCACCTTCACCACCATCATACTTAAAGCTATTTGGCACAATAGCAATTGGGTCATTGTTGACCAGAATTGATGGGACTGATAAAGTTTGATTCCCCATTTTTCATACCTCCTAATTAAACTGTAATTTCAGTTCCAGTTGAGCCAACAGTGAAGTCGAACTGTAGTGAATAGTTGATTGTTCCAAGCTGAGTCACAATAGTTAATGGCCCAGAAATTGTTGCTTTTCGCTCTGATAAAGATACAGTTACTACTGTATTCTGAGCAAAATAACTTTCTGCCTCACGACCAGCTTGTGTGAGGGCAAGAGTTGACAAAAATCTGTAGATCCTGAGAAGTTCAGCCTTAATGCTTTCAGCACTTGCCATAGAACGACCAGGAATCAAAGCACCCTCAGTCAAACGACTTTGAGCATATGTTGATTTAAGGACTCGGAAAAAGATCTCACGACAAACACTACCAGTATCAATGAAGTTCAGATAATGGAAGCTGTCATTAACATTCCCACCAGCATCAGTGGTATAGGTTGTAACAACTGGGCCCATAATCATTGCATTACCAGCAGGATTCACACCATATGTGGTAAACCCATCCTCTTCAAGCTCAAGTTGCTCTTGTGAGGTGAATTGATCAGCAGGAGGTGTAACAGGAGTGCGAGCAATTGGAGTATTAAAGTATGGCAAACTCGCAAGAGCTGGCCCACCGAATGCATCTAACTGACCACTGGTTGTAATAATAAAATCAGCAATCGGCGCATCTGTTGTCAATCGTCGTGCTCGAATACCAGCAAACTCAGCCATAACCCAGTCAGCAGGACGCAAGACCTCTGGTCCTTCATGGTCATCACCAGCAACAACATTACTTCCACCAACAACAAGTACTTGAGTGTTGAGGGTGGCCACAGCAATCTTTGCATTTGCAAAAGTGGCTGATGTGCCATGGAAAACAGTACCATCAATGATGTTGTTAGAGGCATTAAACCGTGCAACAAACTCATCAGTGATGATAGTAAGATTAGCAGTCCAGAACTCAGGCCACTCAGCACCTGTGTACCGAATGCCCTCAATAGGGTCAAGAATGCCAGTTAAGACAGGATCATTTGCACCAGAAGCAAAAGGTGCAGTTGTCACAGTAACACCAGGGACATTTCCAGCAACATCAATGCCATAGAAATTACCAATTGTGCCGCCATCCGTAGCAGTGAGGGTAACAACTCCTGCCACATTAGCAGCTGTGAATGGAGGATCAGCAAGAGCAGCAATGGCTGTAACAAGAGCATCACCAATTTCTGTATCAGTATCATCTTCAAGAACAGTAAGTGTAACTTCAAACTGACGAGCATCAACCATGCCAATGACATATGTGCCATCACTTGTGGCTGTGCTGTCAAATGTAATTGTGGCTTCTGCCTCAACAGCTGTGCCACTGGCATCTTTAGAGATGACATCAAGCGGTGAATAACCACCATTTGATTGCTTCCATGCCAAGATGCGATATGTCAATTCAGAAGTTGCACCAAATAAGGTTTTAATTTCAGTGGTGTTTAATGACTGAATGTCCTGATTTAATGCACCATCAACAGCTTCGCCTGCACTTCCTGTCTGACCTACAATCAAGTCTCGACGCTCTTCAAATGCTGTAACAAGTGCAGCAGGCAGTAACTGGATTGTAATACGTGGGTTGCTTGTTGGCTGTCCCATGGCTTACGCCTCCTTTTTCTTTGTTGCTTTTTTCTTTGAAACAGCAACAGATTTATTATTTGCTACAATAGCTCCATCATTATCCTTCATCCGTCTGCGCCAATTCTTATCAAGTGGTGTGCCATTGACATCAACAGCAACCTTGATTTTGCCACCAGGTTTCAGCCCATGAATTGACACAATTGACTTGTTTTCAAGCTCAACTGATTTGATCATTCTACTGCTCCTCATCTAAGTTAATATTTGCAGTCATCGTAGCATAATCATCATCATGAAGATTAAAGCTATCTTCGATGTCTCTGAATGCAACATCATCTTGCATAGTAAAGCCATCACTAAAGTCAATTGCTGCGGGAAGTTGCCAATCATAAACATGGGTAAGATATGAGCTATTGTAAATTCCTGGCCCATGACCAGAAGTTATTGCAACATATGATATTGAATTATCAGCATCTTGGAATTCATATCCATAGACAGCCTTTAATAGTGATTTGTAAATTGTATCATAAGCAAGGTCTTGAGCATCTGCCCCTGAAATCTCATCATGGGTGGGTATAAACACAGTTATAGAAAAGTTTTGCAGCAATCTAAGAAGCATATTGTCTTGGCCTGTAAACCCTGCAATAGCATCATTCTCTGTATGCCTATCTTTTGATGCATCAACATCGCCCATAATGACAAAAAGATAAGGCTCATCTGTGTTCTGTTTAGAATATGCTGCCTCTGCCCTTTTAAAGTCTGCTGCAGCTGCTATTCTAAATCCAGAAATAATCTCAAGGCCATCAACTATACCAGTGGGCATGTTAGGCAGATTAGATATATCAACTGTAAAATTATCATCATCAATGACAGTTGCAACAACTTGAAGTCCAAGCCCTATATTATCAACTAAATATTGATTGCCATCTGGGGTAGGGGCTATTGTTTCACCATCAGGCAGAACAACTTCAAAAAATCTCCTGTTAGGAATACCATCAATATCATGAACTCCATCCCAAACACTACCCCAGCCACCCATAGTTAAGGTCTGATCATCATTAGTCTGACTAGGTTGTATAAGGTCATGGTCAAATGCAGTCTCAAATCTGACAGTTCCATCAGGGTTTAATGTTGCCCCAACTATTTCATTTCTTGTATCACCAGCACTTATTACAATTTTCTTCCCTGCTGAGTAGCCATGGTCAGTTATCTCAATTGATAAAACTGAGCCAAGAGATGATGCACCCACAACTGTCTCTTTTTCAGTGAACAGATCAGTTATGATAGGCAAATATTTTTTTAAATGTTTTGTTATCAGGGATGGAGTAATCATTTATATTTTATTCCATTGATGCCATGCTCAATAAGAGCAGATTGAGTATCACGAGCTTTGTTATTTATAGCAACTATAAGGTGAGGTCTTGCTTTCATTTTCTTTGTTCCATCTTCTAAAAACTTTGCATACTCAACTTTTTCACCTACTACCATTTGGTATGGACCAGAAACTTTATAGCCTCCAGACCTTGCCAAACGACCGCTTCTATTAGCAGGGGCTTCGGTTGGGGATGATGCTATGTGAATCCTTCCCCTAAATGAATACTGCCGTCCTGTCCTGTTGCCTGTTCTTATTAATCTTTTTGTTTCTGAAACAACTTCTTGACCTATTTCAATAAGTGCTTTTCTAATTCCTTCTTGGTGCAAAGATTTCTGTTCTGATATTTCTATTAAAACTTTTTTTGATCTGTTATTTACTTTTACTGTGATCACGCCTTAGTGGCCTCAAGGGAATCTTCACCCCTGTCTGTTACTTGTATAGCTAAGAATTGATTGTCTTCATTAATGTTAGTTACAGATACAACACGAAATCTTTTTTCTCTAAACAGGATAAAATAATTGCTGCTTTCAATAACTTCTAATGCAGATGAGTACAGAACATAGAAAATATGAGTTGTTCTCTCATCAATGCTTACTCCACTAAACTTTTTACCACCACTAAGGATTCCAGTGACAGTTTCTAAAGTAGATCTTCTTGTGAATACAGTGGCGAATTGCTCAACAGGTTGAGATGAGTCATAATCACTTTCATCAAGATCACGGGTTTGAATCCGAATCTTTTTATTAAGATCTCCCCTGCAGAGCTTCTTTCTGGTTGGTTTATGGAACTTGCAATTAGCCAAAGGTATTCACTATTCTGTATTGATTTAATATTGCCCTTGCTGATGATGGAATGCTTATGCCATCACAAGGTGAGCAGTCTCCACGATTAACATACAAGTAGCATACAATAACCTTGATTGCAGCCTTAATAGGACTAGGGACATCAGCTGCAGCCCCATACCCAGCAACAAATTCAATTTCAAAAGGGTAAGCAATATTATCAACAGCAACTCCATCCTCAAACAACAGTCTTGAGAATGCTGAACCTAGCTTGATCTCAAAATCAGTGAATGCTTCTTGAGCACTATTAATTGTAATCTCTATGCTTGTTACAGTTTTAAGAGGTGCACGCCTTACCTGAATATAGGGAAACTTCTCAAATCTTGAGCATTCAAGTAATTGGAAGAACCCTGTAAAGGTTCTTTCAACAAATACTCTATTTGTAAGTTTTTCAGCAATTTCAGTAGCAGCCCCAATCAGAGCTGTAACCAGAACATCATCGTCATCATCCTCAATTACGCACCACTCTTTTGCTTCAGCAAGTGTAATAGGAAGTTCAGATGCTGCTGTTTTTAGCACATAATTATCAATTGCCATTTGAAATCTCTGCCAATTCTTTTATAATAGTTGTTACAGACTTGCGCCTGTCAACATTGATTTTAAGATTTTCTTCAGCCCATTCTTCTAGCTGAATCTTTGCATCTTCAGCATCAATGGCACAATCAACAATATTATTAAGAGTATCTTCAATTGTTGGAGCATCTTCTTTCATTCCAGCCATAATTGCAGAAGAAATAAAGTTGGCTCCATGAGGCTCAGCAACAGGCATAGGAGTAGTTGCACCCTCAACCTTTACTACCTTATCAAAAGGAGTAATAAAGCTCTTAGACAACAGCATATCAATGAGAGAAGCAGGGATATCAGACTCAGCATATGCCTTATCTTTCTTCATAGAAAATTGAGGTAAATGAGGTTGGGCTTGTGCCCATCGTCCTGACTTCTTAGCAGTATATTTTTTCATAATATTCTCCAAAAAAGCCCAGCCATTACAACTGGGCTTTTTAATCACAAATTACTTCTTAGCTACAACTACCTTACGAGGTGCTATCAGTCTTCAGATATTCACCGCTTTTCACAGCAAGAATGGAGCCAACAGCTCCATCTGTCACCCCAGTACTAACAAAGCTTGCACGAACATACCGCTTTGTTGAATGCACACCCACACAAGCAATTGAATCACCATTTGCATGGATGGCACCAAACACAGGGAGTGCACCAATCAGCTTAGTAGTTCCAACAGTAGCAGCATCTGAAAGGTCAGACTCATCACCTTCTTCAATCAGAAGGGTATGAGATCCATCAGTCCACGCAGTAATAAGGCAAGCAAAAAAGACACCAAGATCAAATTCAGCAGTGTCTACAATTGCACCAGCATTTGTTTCATTTCCATCAAGCGCAAGGTTAATTCCAGCAACCTCTACTACTTGATCAGATACATTATCTCGAATAGGCATATGAGCCTCCTTAAATTGTATTTTTATTAGCTATATAAAAAGGACTAAGCCTTATGCCTAGTCCCTTTACAAACAATCAGGTCACTTTATTAAGCAGCCTTAATTTTCATGATCTTACCAGCTTCATAGTTGGTTACAGCACCACCAACACGCTTGGTAGTGTAGAAGCGGATGTATGGCTTCAATGTATAAGGATCACGAAGGATACGGATACCAAAACGATCAGCAATGGTATAGAACTCTTGGAAGTCAGCATAGACAAGAGGAAGGGCACTATCAGCCACTGCTGGCATATCTGCCATAAAGGTAACAGGGGCACCAAGGAGGATCTTATCAGCACCTTCAGCAATGATGCGAGGATTAAGAAGGTATTTACCTTGAGAATCCTTCAGGGTTGCAATGTTGAACCAAGTTGCACGCTTCATACCCCATGTTGCACCCATTTGGTAATCTTCAATGAGTGAATTATGAAGGCCAATAACATCATCACCATCGATGACAGAGGCAGCAGCAGTTTGAATCTGCTCAACAGCATTGCGCTGATAAACACCAGCAGCAGACCAAGCAGCATAAGCAAGAAAACCTTTAGGCTTCATAGAGCCATCACCCACAACAAAGGAGGTATTTTCTTTGCGACCAATACGGCGTTGAACTTTATTAGCAAGCCAAGCCTCAAGATCAAAACCAGCATCATCAACCATCTTCTGAGTTGCTTTTGGTTGAGCATAGATTTCATGGATAGGAATTTTGATTAAGCCAACTCCAGGGGAGTCAGTATCATCACGGGAATCTACTTCACCTACCCAGCCACAATCTGCTTCATCATCATCCAAGAGGATTTCAAGGACATCAGAGCCAGTGGTCATGATGTTAGCAAGAGCACGAAGAGGGGAAGTTTCAAAGATACGGGTTGAAACCTGTGTTGACCGCTCTGAGGAGAGAAAATACCCACCATCAGGATTAGATCCAGCAACAAGATCTTTAACATGACGCTCAACTTCTTCATCAGATGCGCCAATCAAGCTCTTCGCAGCAGCATTACGGCAAACTGCTTCAAGTTGATCTTCTTCAATGGCAGTTCCTTTGCGCATGAAACGGGCAAGTGCAGTCTTGTATGCCTTTTCATCAGCACCATCTTCAGAGTTATTTGTGCCTTTGGCAACAAGCAACTCAAGGTCTTCAATTTGCTGCTTTGAATCTTTTTGTGCAGCAGTAAGTGTATTTAGTTCTTCAATTGCCTTGGCAGAGTCTTCTTTCATCTTTGCCAGAGCTTCAGCATCAAGTGGGTCAACTTTCTTGCCCATCTCATCACTTTTTTTTTTTATTTCACGTATTGTAGTGGCAAGGCCATCAAGGGTTGCTTTAATATCTTTTTGAATATCATCATCAGCCATTATACTTCTCCTTTGTTAATTGTCTTGAGAGTCTTTCTCAATATTGCTCCAATTTCTTTCAGCCCATCATCACCATCGCGGTGGCCATCTGAGCTAACATCACGCAAGCCAGAAGACTTTAATGCTGAAACCATAGCCTTTGCTTTCTTCCCACTCAAGCAAATGCCATCCTTAAATATATTCTCTAAATCCTTTTCACCAAAGGCAGAAAAATCATCAACTCTAAAAGCAGACTTATCATTAAACGGACTTTCCAAGTCCATCTTCTCGTAATATTTTTCAATATTACGGATAATACTAGGGCGATCCTGTTCAGGTAAATCAATGCTGAAACGACCCCCTCTCATAGCCCCTGCAGCTGCGAATATAGCTTTTGGCACTACCGTCAGCACACCATCTATAACATCCGCTATGGGGAGCTTATAGCTCTCAAACTTCTCTGGGGCTATATTGTAATACCACAGGAATGCTTGTCTGTACCTGCGTTGAATAGCTCCACCCTCAAGGCCATCATCCTCTGCCCCTGTGAGCTCACGAATACGACCAATTGCACCTTCAGGGTTCCATGCTTTGTCTCTGTCAGCAATAGGCATGTTTGTGAATGGCACAACCTTCTTGGTTGCAATATGCTTTGGATAATCTGCATCAGTCAATGCATCATGATCAGACCCAATTCCAACAAGAGAAATTTCTCTCAAAACTGCTTTTGTTAGGTTGTTTGGGTTTTCAGCATCCTCAAACAACCAATTGCCACCGATACTTAATGCTCTTCCAAAGCCCTTCTGCCATGCTGAAACAGCATCCTTAACTTCATTATTATAGATATCAGGCAAGTCACGAAAGAGGAGCTTAAACCATAAGCCCTTTTCATCTTCTTTCAACTCTACAAAATTACCAGCAATGTTAGAAGCAGAAGCCCAATGGTCAACAAAACAGACAGGGTTCTTGAGCATAAAATCCAAGATATATACAGGCTGATCATTAAAATTAGTAGGGATATCTCCATGTGAGTCTGAGTGACCTTTTGTATTTGCATATCCAGTAAGGTATATTTTACCATCTTCTTCGGTGACTTTTCTTTCAGTCACTTCAAAAAGTTTCGTATCAAGTGTTGTTTTCTTTTTCTTCATAGTCTTTCTCACACGGAGTAAATGGATGAGCATCGTCAATTGGCTGTATTGCCTATACTTGCACCTAGAGATACATCACCAGGATGCATTAAGCTTTGTCCACCCACTATGAATGGCTCTGTTATCTTTACTACTTGAAAATCAGCTGCTCTGTGATTGAAAGGCTTTGTTCTGACAATGCTATCACCCACAGTCCTCCACTTCTTTGTTGTGCTTGTTCTTACAAAAGAAACAGGCTGTATAATAGAAGGAGTTAAGCCTGATAAAAGCTCTGCCTCTATCAACTTAGTTGCCTCAGCTGAACTCTGGGTCTCAAAAGAAATAATTGTCCCAACTCTTCCTGAGAATTTTCTTTTTAAGATCACAGCAGCAGTCAAAGCAATATCTCTATCACTAAATTCATCACCTTCATCAAGGAGATTTTGTCTTGCCTCATCTACAGCATCTTCAATATTTCTCTGGTTGGTATTTGTTATAATCTCAGCTGATTCTGCACTATGCTCTTCCAACCATTTAAGAAGGGCAAATGCAAACAAGATTGAATCATCAGATCCTTCTTCAATCTCATCAACCTTAACACCAATACCAAAGAAAGACTTGTTAGCAAACTTGCTTACACTTCCAGCAAATTGACCTTGAACTCTATTGTATTGCTTCTGAAGCAACCCTACCCATTCACCTTCAAAAGATGAGGCATCTGTTATTCTTCCTGTTGCTGAAAACCTTACTGTAAAATCTTTCACCATTCTTCTGAATAAGCTAACAACTTCTGGCCTGAAAGTCTTTTCAAGCTTCAGCTTATTCCTAAGATCAGTATTGACCTGTATGTTCTCAGAAGCAACAGTCATTATAGCTCATCAACCTCAGGCTCATCTCCAAATACATCTTCACCAAGTGGAATCAAATTTGCCGCTTGGTAAATGGTATCTCCACCATCAACAGGGTCACGTCCAATCCCTGCTCTCAATTCATTTGTGGTCTCAATATTCATCTTACTCTGTTCTGCTAACTGTGCAAGCATTCGAGTCTTCAAGGCAGGGATGCTCAATGGATCATAGGAGATTTTCCAATCATCCATAGACACCCCATAGCGAGGAAGCAAGAACTTAGACAGCCCAGCAAAAATAATATCTGCTAATGGCAGGACAGCTTGGTCATAAAGTAGGCCAATGGCTGTATTAAAGTTGTTAAATGTAGAGGCATCATTTGAAATCAAAGGGAGTGGGATTTTATACCTGAGATAAATTGCCTGAGTAGCAATGTTATCTAAAGTTGAATAATCCATATCCTTGTTTGACTTTCCTACCTCTTCAATATTAACATCAGCAGCAGATATTACAGCTACCCTTCCAGCATTAGTTTCACCAGAAAGATCTTCATTGATTCTTTGCTTGCGCTCCTGATGCTCATCATCATCTATGCCACTCTCATCTTTAAAGGATACAATGAGAGATAATCTACCACCATTTTCAATCAACTTTAAGTTGTGATTGAGCCCTTTGATCTTCTGGCTAATCTCAAGAGCAATAGCTTGGATAAGAGAATCACCATTCACATTTGCCTCTGAGGAAGAGAAGCCCATAATGTGATAAATTTCTTTCAAGGCTCCATCCAAGAATCTTGTGCTGCCTCTTTTTTCAATCCTCTTGTATCTCCCTCTACCAGCCCCAGCATTAACATCATAGGTTGCTGGAAATAAGTCTCTAATATCTGTTGTTGTATTAACAACTTGAGGCTTAACAGAAAACAACTCAAGAGGAGGGCGGTTGACACTTCCTAATCCAGATATGTGAGAATCAGCTGTCAGCAAATAATGCCTGCTCAGGTCTCCTGCTAATTGACTCCATGATTGAAAGCCATTTGGTTGCTTTAACAGCTTTATTACTTCTTCATCTTTGAAAATCTTCCCATCTTTATTAACAAGTACAGGTTGAATTTGCTCAAAAGTACTAGCAATCATATCAACAGCAGTAGCAAGTGATGAGTTCTTCCTGTATAATCTCATTGCCTTATAGGAAGATATCCCTCCACCCCTTAAAGCAGCATCAAGCATTGACCCAGAAGAGATAGGAATGATTACAGAAGAGCCAGACTTTTTGCCCACAGTCTCTTCTTCCTTATTTTTAGAAAATCTAAACCAGTTTAGCATAATTAACCATTCACCACAGGAGGGATATAAACATACTGCATCCCAAAAATAATAGTTCTGACACTATCAGACAAATCATCATTATAATACAACTCATATTTTCCACCTTTAGGTAAAAATGGAGGTCTGTGTGTAAGGTCAATTACACCACTTGCCCCTGGCTGAATACCACGATTTATGATAACATCTGTGAAATCCATATTCTTATCTTCAATAAAGGCATGGAAAAGGGCATCAATCCCTGGTTGTGCATCAGCACGCGCTGTACTTTGTGTTAACCACACATCGCCCGTTGAGAAAAATGCAAACATCAAGTTGCTGAACTCACCTATCTCATCAATTGCTGTCGATGTGTCTGGTATCGTGAATGCATAACCACTTTCATAATAATCAATCCCAAAACTTGTATCAGGCCCGTACACAGCCACCTCTGTGTCAATATACTCTATGGTGACAATATAGTAATTCCCAACATTTAGTAATACGTTTGCAGGGTCTTCTGGGGCATCGCCTATTTCTAAATTGTCGAGGAAATATAACCTTTTCCCACCAATTAAACTAAGAACTGTTCCAGCAGTCCCAACCTGCACACCATCGTCAACTGTAGTCACACCAGAGATAGGCTTATCCACTCCCATATCATACATTCTGAAAAGGACAGACCCTGGTACAGGTGTGTAAATTATATTATCCACAAACCCAACTTTGTCATTGCCATCTTGGTCTTCTGTTCTAAAGCCTATACCAACGATGTCTGTAATGACA